AGATATCGCGGTACGGAATACCAGTCGGCCCGAACGTGATCCCAGTCGTGAACGCTTGCAGCTCGGCCCGGTCGCGGAACGTGAGCGCTCCTTGCCGGCCTATGAACAACGCCCCGAACTCGCTCGTCTCCACGAGCTGGAGATACGACAGGACGTTCGTGGTCGCTGACACGACATCCGCATCGAGGAGGGATTGCCCCGGCCCGATGTCGCGCTTCACACTCGACCAGCCCGCAGCATCGAGGACCGCCGTCACCCGAGGCCCAGACAACTGCGCGACCTGCGTCCCCGCCGTCATCGTCTGCTGAGCAAGGATCGTGAACCCATCGGACGCTGACACCTCGGCGACCGCGTCGAACCCGCCCGCCGGGTAGGCATAATTCCAGTCCTCGACGAACCCGCTGAACAGTTCCTCACCGTCCTCGTCGATGACGAGTTGCTTACGCGGAAGGATCTGCCCGAAGTACGGACCCGGCGCGTATGTCGGGTCGAAGATCCGCGTCCGGTTGTCGAGTTCGATGTTGCATTGCCCGGCGGTGAACTTCTCCAGTGTCCGCGACCTGCCACGATCAACCTGCACGCTTCGCAGGTACTGGGTGACGTCGACGAGTGCATCCCCACCGAGGACGTATTCGGTGTTGTCGAGTACGCCCTTATCGACGTCGTCCAACGTGAAGAAGTTGACGCCCGTTGTGAGGCTGAGGTCGAAGGCGATCTGGGCGCGTATCGTCATGCTGCCCTAAACACCGGCCCGTTAGCCTGCTCAAACTTCTTCACATACTCCACGATGCTCTGACCGATCGCACGCGGATCGCCCACACCAGCCTGCACCGTGATCTGGTAAGTGTTCCCGCCCATCGCGTTATTCGGCACGACGTTGCCGTTACTGCCCGGCACGAACAGTTCCGGCCCCTTCTCACCCACGAGGTACGGCCGGCCAGCCGTTGCGGGTCCACCGACTGCGAGGCCCGGAAGGTTGACCATCCCACCACCGGAGAACGACGCCGCAGCGACAGCCGTGCTGGGTGCGATCGTCGCAGCGACAAACGCCGCCGTCGCCGCCTGCGCTCGACGTCGCGCAGCTGCCGCACGACCATCCGCGACACCATCCCGGATCGCCTTCGCGATCTCGTCGGCGATCGCTGCAGCGATCGGCTGCCCGATATTCAACCCGAGCCGTTCGAGCATTGCCTGCTGAGCCGCGACCTCAGTGCTCAAGCCGTTGAGGAGTGAGACAGCGGACGTGATGCCCTGCCCGTAGAACTTGTCCGCGAGCGCCGTCCCAGCTTGCCCAGCGAACACGTCGAACGCCGTGAGCTGCGCCGTCAACTCGGGAACGACACCATCATTGACGAGGGTGTTCGCGAGGTATTCGCCCGCTCCTGGGCCTTGCGTCGTAGCGACCTGAATAATCTGATCGATGAGTGCCTGGGATCCGCCAGCCCCGGCAACGTTCCTCAGCGAGTCCGCGAACTGCTGCGCTGCCGTGATCTGCGCCCGGAAGTTCGCGATCGTCGTCGACACGACCGACTCGCCCGCCGCGAGCGTCCCATCCTGGCTGGCTTTCTGCGCAGCCGTGAACGCCGTCGACAGGTCGACGGTCCCCTTGATCGCTTCGGTTATCGACGCCGCGTAATCATCCGACGCCTTGCGCAGCGACTCCAGTTCGTCGGTTACTTGCTTGACCGCGACCTGGCTGCCGGCCATCGTCAACGCTAGGTTCTTTTGCTTCTCCGTGAGGATGACGGTCTTGTCGGCCGCTGCTGCTGCACCACCGGCGAGACTGGTTCCCCCGCCGCCACCGCCTCCACCGCCACCGCCAGTCCCACCGAGTGCATTCCCGGCGGCGATCGCACTCGATACAGTCCCCGACAATGACGTGCGCAGCGGATTGAATGTCAACCCGGCGACACCAGCGCCAGCCTCTAGCATCGCACCGAACGACAACTTGACCCGATCGACGCCGTCGGTGATGGTCTTCGCCGCGCCAGCGAAATTACCAGTCATTGCCTGGCTGACCGCGATCAAACCCTTCACGGCAAGGAACGTGGATTCACGAATGACTGTCATCCCGTTGATGATGACCTTTAGCCCTGAAACGAATTGCGGAATGTATTGAACGACCCCGCCGATCTGAACACCCAGATCGTAGAACGTCGGCTCCAGCGTCTTGATCGTGTCGGCGAGTTGATCACCGGCGTCACGGCCGTCCTCGAACCCGGACACGACGCCGGCCATGAACCCGCGACCGAAAGACTCCTGGAGTTCCCCGAACGCGATCCCGATACGGTCGATCTGCCCTTGGAACGTTGCAGCCTTGACTAATGCTTGCCCGCCAAATGTCGCCGCGAGTTCCTTCGTGATGAGATCCATGTCGCCGGTCGCGAGGGTGGCCTTGTCGAGTCCGGTGCCGAGCCGTGCCAGCCCAGCCGTCGACCCGTCACTTGCCTTGCCCAGGGCCATCACGACTTGGGAAAGATCCCTGCCCGTGCCGGCGGATATGTCGACGGCAAGCGCGAGGAGCTTGTTCGCCTCCGCGACGTTACCTGTCGAAACTACTAACCGACCGAACGCTGGACGAAGAACGTCGTCGGCGACACCCGCAGCCCGCTGCAACGAGTCCACGTTGGCTTCGACCGCTGCGGTCGCACCCTCCAACCCAAGGTTTTTCAACGTCTGCGCAAGCCTCGCGGCCGCTGCATCATCCGCGATAAACGCCTTCACCCCGTTGACACCGAACTCCAGAGCCATTTGTGCGCCCGCAGCTGCCGCCGCAATCGCCGCAGCACCTACAGCCGCACCCATCCCGACCGCGAAACCCGACATCTTCGTGAACGCCGACCCTACGGCCCCAGACTGAGTCTTCAGGAGGTCGAGGTCGTTCTGCGCCCGCTTAATGTCCCGGTCTTTGTAATCCCCCGAGATGACAATGTCGATTGCCATTAGCGGCGACCCCCCAAGATCCGATCCGCTTGACGTTCAGCCTCGCGAATCACTTCCGCGACCTTCTCCTGCGCCCTGGCGACGACCGGCTTATTGTTCGCTGCCTCATTCAACCCGCGTGCATACTTCTCACCGAAACGTTTGTTGATGTTGTCGTAGAATGATCGGCCACGATAGTTCTCTGACCGCCGTTTCTTGTTCGATCCGGTGAGCGCGAAGATCGCACCGGCCGGCGACATTGTCGCGACCGCGACCTGAAACTTCCCACCCGTCGACACTCGCTTCGACTGCTTCGTCGTCACCTTGATGCCCGTGCGGACCTTCGTCGCGTTATAGGACAGGTCACGTGTCGAGGAGACGCCCTTGCGGCTGACCCTCGTCGCATTCCAGCGACCCCAGCCCGACAGCGGAGCCTCCGACGGGGTCTTCGCCCGAACCTCATCCCGCACCACTTCGCCCGCCTGCTTCAGCCCCTTGTCGATGCCCTTGAACACATCCCGGTCGAATGCCTTCAATGCTGCGACGGCACGCTGCTCACCCTTGACCTGCACCTTCATCACTTCGAGCGCCTCCGTCCGTCGCCGTGCTGGGTATGACGCCACCGCAGGTAACGCAACATCGTGATCTGCATCCGATCCGACTCCTGCAAGATTACTGAAGGAGGAAGTCCGAACTCGTAAGCAAGGTGGACGAGGGTGAAGTGGGTGCTTCCTTCTCCAAAGGGCGGATCTCCGTTAGCCCCTCCGCTTCCTCATCGTCGCCGACACCGGCCACGGTCGGGAGCCACTCCTCGAACGTGCGAGTGACCTTCCCCGTCCGCGTCAACGCCGCCCACGCTAGGAACCACACGTATTCGAGCCGCTTCCCGACCTGATCCATGCCCAGGTCGTACGTCCGCTCGAACGTGATCGAGTCCGCGCCCGTACACAGCGCACGCTCAACCGTGCCATCCACGTACTCCACTTTGAGAGGGATTCGCTTGATCATCGCAGGTGATCCCCTCGGTTAGACGGTGCCGCGAGTGACGGTCCCGGACGTCGGCCACGACACGGACAGCGTCGCGAGATCCCCAACCGAGGACGCAAACGGCGTGTACTGGTTGACGAGGCAAAGCGCCGTGTATGACGGGTTAGTCGCTGACACGGTGCCCGACGTCGGAGTGATGACGACAGTCGCGAGCGAGTTGTTCTGGATAAGCGGGAACAGGACCGCATCGACTGAGGCCGAACCGAAATCCTGCATGAAGTCGAGCTGGAGGGTGCCATCCTTCAACCCGCCGATGCGGGTGCGGAATGTGCCACCGAACGCCGTGGTCTCGACGTCATCGGATGAGATCTCAAGATTGACCTGCGCGATCGACTGCGAGAAGTCAGTCCCGTTGATGGTCACTTTGTAATCAGTTGCGACGAACTTTGCCATGCCGAACTCCTTCTATGCGTAGACGATGACCGTGAAATCCGCAGTGAGGTAGATCGTATCCCCAATCGAGGTTGATCCGTAGGCTGACAACTCCGTGACGCGTAACGTTTGGCACGCCCCGCCGAGTGTCTTATCCGACTCGATCGCCGTCTTGATCGACCCGGTGCCGGTCGGTGCGCAGTAGCCGTCCATGACGGCTTGCCCATTCCTGGCGTCCTGACGGCCAGCGATCAACGTGATCGTGAACGCGTACTCGTCGAGGCCACGTTTGAACGTCCGGTCGAACGTGATCGACGTCGGGAAGATAATCGCCTGCGGTGGGATCGGGTTATCGGGTTGGATAGCGTTCGCCCGCAGGCCCGTGATGGTCGCGAGGTTCGTCGCCAGCCCCTCCCGCAACGCCCCTACCGTCACGGTCATGCGACACCGACGATCCGCCGGTATGGCTCGACCAGTGCAGCGACGTCGGGGTCGAGTGCCCGCGTGACACGCACGACACCCATCTCCCCGAACCCTGCGACACCGAGCGGCGACTGCAACCGGGTGAAGATCCGCGACGACTGGAGGACGGTCGCCTGGGTGATGACGAGCGGGATCGACGGGAACCCGAACACGCCACGAACCCGCACCGTCGCCTCGCCGCCGGCCGTCGGCCACAAGTAATCCTGGATCGCTCGGATGCGGGTGAATGGCACCGCCTGCCCGTTGCTGACACCGTTCAGCGGCTCCAGCTGGTAATCCGTCGTCTTCCACGTCACATCGAACACGCCGTCCGCACCCGTCGACGACGTGATCGTGACGGCCGTGCCAGCGAGATCATCAGTCTGGAGGACGTAGTCGTCGGCCGGTGCGAATACCCTCGTGACCGTGCCTGATGTGGTGAACGTCCGCCCCGTGTATCCGTCGATGAGATCTGAGGCCGATACACGCGCCATCTCCAGCAGTGTGTCGTCCACACTGTCAGTGATCCGTAGAGCCGCCTTG